GTGTCCGGGAACCGCTCGTGGCATTGCGTCGCCTTCTCGCGGCCGCATATCTCGCACAGTCCTATGGGTTTAAGTGGCTTCTTCATATCTTCTCCTTGCCATTCTAGGATTGCGCTTGGCCAAGCACTCATCGCAATAGGCGTTCCACCATCTACCATTCCCTGTGTAAACCTTTGTTATCAGATCGCGCGGAAAGTAGTTCTTGCACCGGTTGCACTTCAACTCACCTTTCAGCTTTGATCGTGCGTTGTTCCACTCGCGGTACTGGCGGGTTAGCTGCTTGCGGATCGCTGGGTCTATGATTGTGCCTTCAAACATTACATATACTCCTGATAGTTTTTCCGAAACTCGTCAACTTCAACGCCGAGCACTTCAGCGCACTTCTCGGATATCGCATCGCTGATGGGCTGGAACTCGTCCTCGCTCATCTGTTCAAACGCCAGCGACTTTACCATCGGGCGCGGCGTACCGTCGAGCTTCATGCTTATATCGACCTGCCCGATCTCGATCATGATTGCCTTTAGAAACTCGTATGGTGTACCGTTGCGGTCGCGCATGTACGCGGAGTTCCAGGGGCCGGACATGTTTTCCAGGGTGCACCGCGCCATCCCAAATACGAGCGCGTGGTGACGAGGGTTCCTCTCGCGCTTCCATGACATCGCGTAAATTGCAGGTTTCATTTTGGCGCACTTCTCGGCATCGCTGTTATATGCCGGGATGAACGTGCCGTCATGGCGCTTGACAAGGTTGATTCTCATTCCCACGCCCTCGCGCGGTTTTTCTTGTCCATGAATATATCCCAAAATAAATCGGCGCGCTTGGACTCGTAGTCGGCGTAAAGCGGAGCGCGCTTGGACTGGTAGTCGGCGTAAAGCGGAGCGCGCTTGGACTCGTAGTCGGCGTAAATCGAATAGCGCTTGGACAGGTAGTCGGCGTAGAGCGAATCGCGCTTTGAGTCGTAGTCGGCGTAGAGCGAATCGCGCTTGGACTCGTAGTCGGCGTAAATCGAATAGCGCTTGGACTCGTAGTCGGCGTACGCCTTCTTGGTTAGCACCTGTGACTCATCGGGTATTCCAATGCCTCGGAATGCACCGGACTTCATCGCATTGACTATCTCAGCGGGGAAGTTGTTCGGGGACGAAAAATCAGTGCATTCACAATGCTTTCCCTTGATTCCGAAGTAATGCTCAATCGCTCCGTGGCCTTTAATGTCCACGGCGTATGCAGTGCCGAGAAACTTCTTTAGATCGCGGCCCTCCTTCGTGTTCAACAGGTTCGCCGTCAAGTAATACAGCTTGTCTTCGTGTTCAACCCAACTTACAAATTCACACATGATACACCTCCTTTATTTTATTCACAGCCCCATCACTCCTCCACCTTTCTATTGTAATTACCAGCGCCGGACCTCGCGGACTCGAACCGCTCGAATGGGCTGTGAACCCAGTCTTTACCGTAATGCGTCCGGCGGTTTGTCACGATAGCACCTCCTATCACTTTTTGATCCAGTTCGGATTCCCACGGCGAGCGGACCGCATCGACGACAAGACCAGTCTCCATTCAGTCGGCGTCAAAACCCAGCTCACACCGTAGCGGATTCCAATCCCCAGACGCGCGCGATGACGCTGCGCTTTGTCCTCGCTTTCACCCGATGTAATCGCCCACTGCCGGAGTGTTTTGTTGTTGTTGTTCATCTTATACGCCCATTGGTGCGGGGCCACCATTTCGGGTGACGTGGCTTTGCTAACTGTCGCGGCCATGGGCCTTATATGCCGCCGTTATTTCCGCCGCGCTCTCAGGGTATTTAGCGATGAGGTGCGCGTATTCGTCGCCCGCTTTTCGTGATTCCGCCTGCCCCTTATAACAGGCATTCCCCTCGGCGTACAGATAATTCCAGTCCACGCGCCGGAGCATAGATTTGAAAGCGATGAGTTCGGCGGGTGGGATTTTCATTTCATCCTCTCGTCGAGCATTATATTTGCCCATGCCCTCGGCCATTGAATATAGCGCTGACGGTTATATTCGCGGTCATAATCGTCGAGAGATTTTGCGTTGACACAAAATCCGTCCTCAATTATCGCCTCCGGCCGTGGCGGCATTTCCGGCACGAACCAGTATTGCGGTTCGGCGGGTGCGTGCGCCATGAAATAATCCAGGAGAGACATTCCGTCGTTGCCGGAGAAATATTCTCCTCCTGCAAAATTTGCCTGTAACGGAAACGCCTGACCGCCATCGTCTTTTTTACTCATAATACCTCACCTCCGGAGTGTTTTGTTGTTGTTGTTCATTATCCCCTCTGTTATAATCAATTACCACTGTATGCCGTAATATGTCAAGCATAAAAATAAAAATTTTATTCCCAGGCTAAAAACCAACATCTCCCTCGCCGAACGCATCCGCAACCTTCGCGGCGGCTGCATCGGTCGCGCCCTTCTCCGCCCTCTCGATGAAGTTGAAATTCTCAACCACGATCTCAACCGCAGATCGTTTGTTTCCGCTCTGGTCGTCCCAGGATCGCTGATTCAACCGGCCCTCGATTGCTATGCGATGACCCTTCTTGAAGTATTGCGCGATGATCTCACCGGTCTTCGCCCACGCCACGCAGTTAAAAAAGCTCGTCGTCTCCTTCTTCGCGCCGTCCTTCGTATACGTTTGCGATGACGCGATTGAAAACTTCGTCACGCTCGCCCCGCCCTGGGTGTACGTCAGTTGTGGATCAGCGGTAAGCCTTCCAATTCCGTACCATCTGTTAATGTCTGACATTTGCTTCCTCCTTATCCTTCCACGTCTGCCATTGAATTAAATGTCAAACGCGGAGCATTAAAAAACAGTTTCTTAAATCCTATACTTCCATCACGGTTCTTTGCGATTATCAATTCAACCTTGCCTTCCTTCATGTTAGGCCGGTGCGGGAAAATAACAACGTCCGCGTCCTGTTCGATGTTCCCGGACTCGCGCAACTCGGAAAGCTCCGGTGTTTTGTTCTCGGCAATGCGGCTTAACTGAGAAAGCACCACTATCGGCAAAGCATACTTGATCGACATCGCCTTTAGTGTCGCCGTCATCTCCCCCAACTGCAAGTACCTTTTATCCTGTGACTTTATCCGGCAAAGCTGAAGGTAGTCAATCATAATACAAGCGAGGCCGTGCTGGTCGTATTGCTTCTTTGCCGTGTTGACGATTGTATAAAAATCAGTAAAGTTGTCAATCACAATTAAGTTTTTGTAATCTTTTTCTATCTCGCGCAAGGTCGCCTGAACCTCGCGGCGCTGGTCGCCTGAAATATTTCCACTTCTCATCGCGTTCGCTGGTATCCCTGTTCGACGGGTTATCATGCGACGTATGATCTGCTTCTTCGGCATCTCCAACGAGAAGAACAGTACCCGACCTTCGCGCGCGACGTGTTCTGCCATCTGTAGCGCAAACGCGGACTTACCCACGCCTGGACGCGCGCCGATGATAATCAACTGACCGCCGAACAGTCCCAGTAATATCTGGTCAAGGTCGTGAAATCCTGTAGTGAGATACTTCTCTGCCTCGACGAAACCAGACTCACCCCCGGCCGCGACTTCAGACACACTCACCGCCTTCGCCGATCTGTCCCGATTGATCTCACTCACGGCCCGGTCAATTCGCTCCACAAGTTCGTCGGTTGTAGTTCCATGCGTAGATGCGGCGTCAACGATCTTTGTCCCGAGAGCCGCGAGCTTGCGCTTCTTCGATAGGTCAAGAACCTTCTCAAACATCCAGTCGAAGTTATAGGTAACAGCGTACATCACGTCATCATGGAGTTCGTCGATCTTAAGGGAGTCGAAAACCTCTGTCTTGCCGCGCTGAACTAGGGTCGCCTTTATGACGGGGATGTCAACTGTTTCACCGGCGTTGTAAAGATCGCGCATTATGCTTAGTAACAGCGCGTTCTCCGGTGAGTAAAAATCAGTAGGCTCCAATTCTAGCAGGCGGCTAAGGTATGTATTGCGCTGAATTGCGGTGGCGATGATCGCGCGTTCGGCGGCGGTGTCGTGGATGATATCAGCCATATAGTTCCTCGGTGGTCGGTGCCCTCCTCGGTAACTTCGCGGCGACTACATAGTCAGCCATTGACATGAGCGAAGCCGGTGTAATTGGTTTGTCCTCGAATAATCGATGCTTGTTCTCGCGCAGAGAGTGCATTTTGCGCGCAAGGTCTTCAATGGCAGACTCTTCGTATCGTAGCAATAACCTCGATAGCGCCTTTGCTTGCTTGCCGTCGTGGTAGTATTCAGGGTATAATGATTTAAAGACTGTTATCAGACGGGCCGTTGGTGTCTCTCGCGTAATAGATGTAATATTAAGTGTATTATTCT